AAAGATGGTATTTGGAGCACAAGGTATGATGCACCCTACACAACGAGAGATTGAGGAACGAGATCGCAATGATATCACGGAGAAAATCAAAGAAGAGATGAACTGGGCTAATTTACATGTGACACCCGTCCCTGTTTCACATCGCAGCAAGACCACTACTAGCAGCGATCTGAAGAACATGGTACGCAACAATCTGACATTTATGAGTACATCCGTTAATGGCAAGTTCTATGGAACTGATGCATTTTTTGTGTGTTCCAACATTATGTTAATTCCCCATCATACTTGGATTGCTGATGAAATGCTGTGTGAATTCACACGACATGATCGCACATCCATAGGTGGAAATTTTAAGAGTTATGTATCACGCAAGCATTCGGTTGATATACCCGGGATGGATGCTTCTCTAGTCTGGATAGCAAACGGTGGATCTTGGAGGGATCTACGTGATTTCTTCCCTCAAGCTATGCCGGTAGGTAAGAACAATGCTGCTGAGTTTATTTGGAAAGATCATCGTGGTATTGTGAAAACATCGCCGACTGCTATCAAACATTGTCAGGCAACTAATGGGCATATGAGTTTCCCTGGGGGGTATTACACTCTTAACTTCAATACGATAGTTGGGATGTGTATGGCTCCGTTGGTTAGTGAAACTAAATCACCTTATATTGCAGCATTTCATTTGGGAGGTATCGAGGACACCCCGAGCGGTTGTGGTGGCACTATCCTGCGTCATCAGATAGACGCAGCCATATCAAAGCTAGCCTCAATCCCCTCGGTGTTAATATCGGCAAGTGCGGGAACTATGGAGACTGAAAAGTACGGAGTTCAATTTATGACGTCTGCTGAGATCCATGAGAAATCTCCCGTACGCCAATTACCCATTTTAGAAGGTATTTGCCCCAATATTGAAGTTTTTGGAACATGCTTAGGCAGGGTGTCTTACTACTCAGACGTAGTAACATCGTGCATATCTAAGCATGTTGAAACCGTTTGTGGCATTGCTAATAAGTGGGGACCACCTAAATTTCGCAAGGGAGATCCTTGGCATGCATCATTACAGCATTCATGTCAACCATCTCATGGACTGGAAGGTAGTTTATTGGTACGAG